AATTATGAATGGTAGTGATGCTACGATAAATTCTATTGGTGAGAACACATAATGGCAGTAACAAACAAGATATCAACTCTTGTTAAAAATCAATTTCCCGACTTCTATAAAGAAGACGGTGAAAACTTTTTGCTTTTTATTCAGGCATATTATGAATACTTAGAGCAAACTGGTAAACTAACTGACGGTATTCAAAACCTACAATCATATAAAGACATTGATACAACTTTAGATGAATATGTAGAATACTTCAGAAAAGATTTATTACCTTCTATTCCTAACGACACACTTGCTGATAAAAGACTATTAGCAAAAGCAATTAAGTTCTTTAATGAAACGAGAGGAACAGAGGCTTCATACCATTTATTATTCCGTTCTTTATATAACGAAGATGTAGATGGTGTTTATCCAGCAGACCAAATGTTAAAGGTGTCTGATGGTGATTGGAGAATTGACAGATATTTAATTGTTCCTTACGATTCAAATACATTTAACTTTATTGGTAAAACAATTAAAGGTAATGATTCGAATGCTGAGGCATTAGTAGAAGATTGTGTAGTAAGAACAATTCGTGGTCGTAAGTTAATGCAAGTTCTTATATCAAATGTAAAAGGAACTTTTGTTCACTTAGAACCTATTCGTTTAAAATCAGATATAAGTTCAACTGGACACGCACCAATTGCTGAAGCAGGTATCAATAGTCTAACTATTGTAAGTCCTGGTGCTCAGTATCAAGTTGGTGATGTGGTTGACCTATTGTCTGACGACACTGGTAAGTTTGCTAAAGTAGTTGTAACTAAAATCGATAACTTAGGTGGAACAATTACATTTAACCTTTTAGATGGTGGTTCTGGTTATACTTCTTCAACACAAGGTTCAACAAATATTACAATCAGTGGTGGTGATGGTATTAATGCTGACTTTGTAATCACACCTTCTGATTTGGGTGATACATTCGCAGTAGCAAGAAATACAAACTTAGTAACGAGTAATAATATCTTTGGTGAATTAGCACCAATCATTTCTGGATATGGTAGAACAGATACTTTTGCGAATACACCACTATCAAGTCCTAACTATGGTTTCCCTGAGTCTGGTGAAATTGTAACTTCAGGAACAGACTTTCACGACCATGCTAACGCAGTTATTGTAATCGCAAATACTTCAGACCCAAGTATCTCAGTTGGTGATTCTTTGTTTGGTGTTACTACTGGTGCTAATGCGAAAGTAAACTTTATTAAAAGGGCATATAACTCTACAGATATAGTTCTTGATATAAATGGTTATAAAAACTTTTCTTCCAGTGAAAAGGTAAATATCGAAACCTCAGACGGCACTACAGTGGGAACTGTCTCAACCTTTAGTGGTAACACAGTTGGGCATCATGTCCTTCAGATTGGTTGGATAGCAAACACTTCTTTATCACCATTAACAGAAGGAACAGAATTAGTAGGTCGCACATCCGGTGCGTTTGGTGTAGTTAAATCTGTGGCATTAGTTGCTAACGGTTACACAAGAGGTGTAGGTGGTGCTGATGATAGAGATTTGTATACAGTAAATGTAACTTCAAATACAACTGCTAATTTATCAAGTCAGTATGACACTGGTCCGATGAGGTCTTTCTTATCAAATGAAGGTTTAAGAATTGTAGGTGCGAATACGACTGTTGGTAATGTAGTATCAACAACTTCAAATACGACCGTAGAAAACATTTACACAAAACTTTCTGATTCATTATTATTTAAGGCAACAACTATAGGAACTATCGACCAACTATCATTAAAGGTTGGTGGAACTGGTTATACGGTTGCTCCTACTATCTCAGTTGTTGATTCGGACATTTCTGCTTTAGGTATTGGTGAAGCATATATTACATTACAATCAGATGATGTAAACTGGGGAACTGGTAATAGTGCGTTTACTAAACTAGATACAAATGATAAAGTAGTTCAACCTTCAACTGGTGTAACATCGCATGTTAAGGGTGGTGCTATTCCTAATCAAGGCATCAATGTATCGCAATATGCTAACGGAACTTATGAAATGACAGTTCGTGTATGGCAAGATGAATTACAAAGAAGTCCAGGAAATATTAACTGGGCAAATAATGCGACTGCTCATTTCGAAATTTATGACTCGTCTTACACACAAGGTATGGGTTCAGATACCAGAAGTAAAATTACAACTGGTGGTGCTATTGGTAATGGTCAAGTTGTATTTGTTAGAGATGAAGGTGTATTGGGTAACAATGCTAGAATCAATGGAACAGTTGGTGCGAACGGTGTTATCTCAGCATTAAGAGTTCTAGATTCTGGTTTCTCATATAAAGATAATGAAACAGTAACAGTTGAATCAACTGATAGAGTTAACGCATCGAGTGCTGAGGTTACTTTAGATTTAGAAGGTGTTGCTAACGCAGAAGGTTATTACGCAACTACTCGAAGTCATATATCTTCACTAAGAGGTTATTTACAAGATTCTGATTATTACCAAGAATACGCATACGAAGTTGTGTCGGGAATTTCACTTGACAGATATAGAGATGTGGTATTAAAACTCGTTCACCCTGCGGGTCAGGCGTTGTTTGGTCGTTATCGTTCTCAAGCAAATGTTAAGGTTGAAGTTTCAGCAACAACATCAAACAAAAAACGATTACAAGGAAATGGTTCAATCAGTATAAATAATGGTAGTTATGATTTAACTGGCAGTAGCACAACCTTTACAAATGAGTTTGCTAACAATGGAACTGTAATCATTGAATATGCTCACGGTGAGTTCTATTCAATACCACTAAATATTGTATCGAGTGATACTGCTGCTAATGTTAATATAGCATGGGCAAATAGTAATTTGTCTGGTGCTAATGTTTATTACGAATCGGGAAGTATTTAATGCCAACATATACATACGCAACGAAAGAATTATCAATATCAAATGCGAAAGCATTTGCCCAGGCAATTAATGGGTCTGGTGACGGTCGTTCGACTAAAAAATCTGTAATACTATATGTTGCTATTGGTCGTCAATTAGCATGGCCGAATGAACCAACTCCAGTCGAACCGACTGATACAGATGATTATCTAAGACATCAAGTTCATAGAGAAATGATTGGTGCTAAGAAAGTCAATGAAGGTGACTACTCGCATGTAACTGAAAGATATGATTGGACTTCAGGAACTGTCTATGCGATGTATCGTCATACAGATAAAGACTTCTATGAAAGAAAGGGTTGGGTTCTTACGAATCAAAACAATGTATACAAATGTTTATACAATAATAAAGGTGCTGCTTCTACAGTAAAACCAACTGGTTTCTCAACTCTACCTTTTACAACTTCTGATGGTTATACTTGGAAGTATATGTATACAGTTTCTTTAGGTGATTCAAATAAATTCCAAACTGCTACACATATTCCAGTTAAAACATTATCTGCTAGCGATGGTGGTATCGAAGGTGATAGACAATGGGCAGTTCAACAAGCAGCCGTAAATGGTTCAATTGAAGTTGCCGAAACAGTTCTAACTGGTTCTGGGTATCACTATGTTGCTAATGGTGCAGTCGAGGCAGGTGGTGTAACTACTTTAAGATTATCTGCTGCTGGAGATAACCCACCAAGTTCAATCGACAAATATTATAATGGTTCATCAGTTTATGTTATCTCAGGAACTGGTGCTGGGCAATTAAGAAGAATTATTAAATACAGTGGAACAACAAAAACATTGACAGTGAATACTGCGTTCTCTACTGTATGTAACACAGACACTCGTGTAATCATTTCACCGACTCTTACAATTTTAGGTGATGGTCAAGGTGCTAAAGGATATACCGAAGTTGATACTTCAACTGGTGCTATTTCAAATGTAAATATTATTAGTGTAGGTTCTGGTTATTCAAGAGCATACGCAGAAATTACATCAAATACAATTCACGGTTCTGGTGCTACTGCTAATGTCTATATCAGTCCAGCAGGTGGTCACGGTTCAGACCCTATTAGAGAATTGGGTGCTGATAAACTTTGTTTAAATGTTAAACTTGGTGTTAGTGATGGTGTATCTGCGAATGGTAATGGTTTCATACCTTCTAATACTACATTCAGAACAATCTCAGTATTGAAAGACCCAGTATTAAAATGTGATTCAAATAATAACTTCGTAACAACACAAAAAGTTGCGAACACATCAAACAGTCCAGACACTTTAAGATTAACTACTCGTATGGGTATTTCTTATAATAGTATGGATGGTAGTAATCCAGTAAATGCACTTTCTGCAGGTGATATAATTACTAACGAAAGAAATAGATTAAAAGCAGAGTTGGGAACACTAGAGTTTGTAACAGACTTAGGAACAACTCAAAGAGAGAATAATTCTTTAGCAAATGCAGTAAAAGGTGCTAACGCAAATATCGTTTATATTCGTAACGATGAAACTATTGCTGATGATTCTTTTTATACGATATATGTAAATAGTAAAGAGTCTTACAGCAATTATCCTGCGTTTACAAAAGATGATGTTATATTAACAAATCTTTCTGATACTCAAGTTGCTTCGGTAGAAACAATAAAGGGTCCAGAAGCAAATACATACTCAGGTGAAATCTTGTTTGTTGAGAATATTCAACCAGTTACAAGGGATCCTGACCAAACAGAGGATATTAAAATAATCTTAGATTTTTAAAGATAGGTAGATAAAATGGCAATCGAAACAAATTTAAATCAATCACCTTACTTTGATGACTTCAACGAAGATAAAAACTTTCATCGAGTTTTATTTCGTCCTGGATATTCAGTTCAAGCAAGGGAATTAACTCAATTACAAACGATTCTTCAGAATCAAATCGAAAGATTTGCGAATGAAGTCGTTGTCGACGGAACAGTAATTACTGGTTGTGGTGTTCAAACTGCTAAAGTTCAGTATGTTAAGATTCGTGACAAAGACGCAAATAATCGTGTTGTATTATTAGGAGACTTCTTCAGTGGTTCAAAGATTGCCAATGCCACTGTTACTGGTGAGTCTTCTGGTGTTACTGCTAAACTAATCGATGCTAAAGATGGTTCTGAAGCAGCCTCACCAAACTACTTTTCTTTATTTGTTGAATATACAAACAGTGGTGCTAACAATACTACTTCTACTTTTGCTAACAACGAGGTTCTAGTTTTAAGAAACTCAAGTGATAGTTCATTCGTAGTTGCTGCTAACACAATTGTAACTGGTGCTACTGGTCAAGGTCTAAGAGCAACAGTCGGTGATGGTATTGTATATCACAAAGGTCACTTCATTAATGTTCAACCACAAGGTGTTATTGTTGATAAGTTCTCAACTACACCAAGTAAGAGATTAGGTTTTGAAACAACTGAGTCTTTAGTAGATTCTAATTCAGATTCTTCACTATTAGATAATTCAAATGGTTCAACTAACTATGCTGCTCCAGGAGCTAATAGACTAAAACTTACACCTACATTAAATGTAAGAAGTTTAACTGCGGCAAACACAACTACATTCTTTACAATTGCTACAATCGAGAATGGTAAAGTTGCTCAGAAATTTACTGATACAACTTATTCAGATTTAGGTAAGTATATTGGTGATAGAAGTTATGAGACTTCAGGAAACTATGCTATCGAACCTTTCAACTTAAGAGTTAGAGAACATCTTAAGGGAACTAATAACTTGGGTCGTTACACTGCTGCTGAAAGTGGTGATAATCAAAAACTTGTTGCCGAAGTAGAAAAAGGTATTGGTTATGTTTCTGGTAATCGTATTGCTATTGAGTCTTCTGTATTCAGAGATGTAGACAAGGCAACAGATTATGATGTCAAAGACGGTCGTGTAATCGGTCAAGCAATGGGTAACTATGTTTATGCTAATGAAGTAGTAGGAACTTGGGATATTCAAGGTCTTCGTCAAGTATCATTAAGACATGCTCAACAAAATGGTATCAGTGGTCTTAACTTTGGAACAACTGGTGCTGCAGGGTCTGAAATCGGAACTGCTCGTGTAAGAGGTTTCCAATACGATTCTGGTAATCCAGGAACTGCTTCAGGTAAGTTCAGAATTTACCTATTTGATATTCAAATGAATACTGGTAAATCATTCTCTCAAGTAAGAGGTATTTACGAGAACAATTCGAGTGGTCCAAAGTCAATGGCAGACATCGTTTTAGAATCTGATGGTAATGCTAAGATTCAGGAGCCTGGATTAAATACTTTAGTATTCCCATTCACTCAGAGAGGAACTAAAACATTAAAAGATTCAAGTGATGCTGTTGATACACAGTTTGTTTATAGAAATGAAAGTTCTGTAACATTTGCTACAGATGGAACTGCTACAGTTACAGCAAACACTGCTCACACTGGTGGAACAGAAGTAAACAATGAAACTGGTAATTTATCAGAGGCAGAAGAGAGAAATATTATTGTTGTTTCTACATCTGCTGCTACATCAGACCCATTAACTGGTCAAGTAACTGCGTTTAGTGGTAACACAATTACTGGTTCTGGAACAAACTTCGACGGTGATTATGCTGTTGGTGATATCATTCAGTTCACACACGGTGCGAATACACTAAACTCTCGTATTACAGAAATTACAAATGACACAACTATTAAAGTTGCTGATACATTCGCATACACTGGTGCTAGTTTAGGTCTCGCCCACAAAGCAAATTATCCAACTGGTTATATTTGGAATACTGGTAAGACTGGTGTAGAAATTACAGGAACATCAACTCAACAACAAATTGATTTGAATGCGAATCTTGCTTCTACATTTACTGCTTCAGTATACTACAACAGATTAAGAAGTTCGGCAGTTCAGACTGCTAAGACAGTTAACAAGAATAAGTATGTTCATATTAATACTGGTTCACACTCAGCAAGCAAGAACGGTCCGTGGTCGTTAGGTGTTGCTGATGCGTTTAAACTCGTAGCAGTATATTCAGGAACTAATACTTCAGTAACAACTTCTGATACTGATGTTACTTCACACTT